AACAACACAATCGACAAAGTGACTACGCCAACAACGAACCACTTTGTGTCCTCACGAGCCATCCGAGCGACAGCATGAACGCCCACATCCACAGAACCAGAAGAAACACCAGCACCGAAGTTACCGCCCGATCTACCCTGTGATTGCGTAGGAGTTCGCGTTGCCACTTTGCATCTCTTTCGTTTTTGCGTTTGAGTTGCCTAGCAAACTCTTGTTCTTCCAAGATTAAGTCGTACATCTCAAGGAAACGGCTGTATATGTCCCGAAGTTCTTTCGGTGCATAGACCATCGATTCTCTGATTTGAACAGTCATATTCTCAAGCTGAAGCTCGATTTCTACCCTGTCAATCGCACTATCTTCAATTGTCGTTGTCGTTTTACTGACTTCTTCCAATTCAAGGCAATGCGCTTTTAGTGTCCTGCGAATCTCAAAGAATGTTTTTAGTTGCTCACAGACTTGGTGAATTGCTTGGGTTTGATATTCCTCATAACTTAGCTCTGGCTCTTTGCTATGTTTCTCAGTCTTCTTAGGCGTTGCAATCTCTTTCGCCACTGCTGGCGTTGGCGTTGGCTTAGTTTGATTGGCTTTCTTGTTGCCAAACAGACCCAAAAGCCAAGACCAAAGCCCAGTAACTTCGTTGTAGATTGCTTTTGCATCGCCTATCCCTTGTTCAACAGTCTTTTTGAGCTTGCTGATCTCGGCCTTCCCTTCAGACAGCATCTGACAGCCTTTACGGACCGCTGCGACAGCCGCTTGTGCTGCCATGAGAAGGGAAATAGGGTCCACATCACAAGCCGATCAGACGTTTGAAGAACTCAGCCGCAGCGCCTGGGCCAAACAACACAGACGCCAAAACCGCATAAATAAGATATTCCATCTTGTCCATGCGCTTCTTACCGCTTTCAAATTGCTCGTTGATGCGCTCATAACGCAACGCGCAAACAGCCTCGTGACTATTTAAGCGCGCCTCTGTTTCGTCAATATCAGCCATGATTATGATTTCATAATGTACGCCAAAGCGTAGTAAGGTGGCAGATTGGCATTGGTTCCGCTTACGCCAGTGCTTGTGTTGGTTGTTGCAACCGTAATGCCAGTGGTGTTGGAGTTGATAACAATATCAGCCGCCAGTGTGTCAGCACCAGAAACAACATAACCAGTACCTGTTGCAGAATCAGAAACATCTGTCAAAGTGTGAGTGTGACCAGGGTCTGTAACAACAGATGTTGCTGTGTGCGTGTGGCTAACAACAATCGCATCGGCAGAACCGCCTTGACCACCAACAGAATAATTGTTACCAGCTCCAACAATAAAGCGGTCACGCAAATCAGGCGTTGAATTGTTACCGTCACACAACAGCCAACCAGCAGGAATTGAGCCAATTGAGCCAGACCACAAAGAAATCAAACCAGCAGGAATGGTTGTTCCACCGCCAGACGACACAGCGTTTGGGATGCCATAAATATTGTCGTATGTGCCAATTGTGATGTTGTCGCTGTTGGCAAGGACAAATTTATAGCTATAACCATCAGTCAGCCAGATTTCTTGTGGCGGCCTGCCATCAGTTCCCAAAATAATTGGGTTTGAGTTGGCGACCAAAGCGCTTGGGTCTGTGTATGTGGTTACTGGAGAAGTTGAGCCAGCCTGATAAACATAAAGCAAGCCACCGTTCAACGGCAAGCCAAGGTTTGAAAAGAACTGTTGTCCGTTACCAATGGGTGAAAGATTTACTGCCATTTTTAGTCCTTAGTTAAGCCGCCATAAGGATTCAACGCTTCTTTTGCGAATCCTTCTTTGTTTAGTTTTTGCATGAATTGTCTGGTTAATCCAACAGCAGGAATTGATGCGCCACCTGTCATAGCCGCTAATTTAGCCTCACCAGCACCAACCAAACCTTGTTTGGCCATGTCAGCCAACATTCCACTATAAGTGTTTGAATAGTTGAATGTGCCTGTTTTTGGCATACCAATTTTGCTGGTCAAAAGACCAAGTTCTGTAACATCTTGCATGGCTTCAGGCGACAAAGTTTCACGCAAGACAGATTTGTTTTGCTTGTAAAACTTGGCAAATTGTTCAGGAGTCAAATTGCGACCACTTGCGTTGACAGCCGCGTTTTTGGCTCGTTCCAATTCGCTAAATGCGATGGATTGATTTGCAAGATCATCGCCTTCAAGTTCTACTTTCATGCGTCTAATGGCTTCTGGTGTTCCATTAGCGACATATTTTTTGTGGAACTTTTCAGCATTAAGGCTCTCGCCTTGTGATGTTGCTTCTTCCAAAGTGCCTGCCTCTTTTACCGCCGCACGATATGCAGGATTAGATTTAAGAACTTCAGCACGTTCACGAACCAACTTACGAGCATTGTCAGCCAAAGCCTTTAATTGGATAGCTTGTGGACTACCTGTGTTCTCGCCAAAAATAGGCAAGTTTTCAAGTTCTTGACGAACAATGTAAGCGGCAGCTCTTGCGTTTCCATTTGAGCTTGAGCGCATTTCATTTGCCAAGTTAGTCCTCAAAGCCTCATACGCTTCAAATGTTGGATTGGCGTAGAACTCACTCAAATCAGAAGTGATGGCAGGCGACAAGTGGCTTGTCTTCAATTGTGAAGTCAAGTTCTTTTTAATGTTGGCATCCAAACTTTGAATGTCAATTGGAAATTGACCACCATTAGCTTCTTGAAGTGCTTTGTAAGCCTCGCTGATTGCTTTAGTTCGAACTTGGTCTTTTGCTGCCAAGCCGTTAATCATGTTTTGACCCAATTCAGACGCATCAGCATTAGATGGAATGTCAGGAGCATGACGTTGTTTAGACATTTCAAAAGCATTTGCAACTTGAACTGGTTGCTCGTTAAAGTGAGCGCCAAGAGCTTCAGTTTCTCCGCGCTTATTCCATTCTTGGGAATAAAGCTGCGTGTCGCCTGTGCGTTGACCTGTTGTTAAATTAACTCCATGTTTTTCTTCCAAAGCGCGTGTTTCCAAAGCAGGAATGTTCACAGATTGAACAGGCTTACTTTGAATGTGAGCTTGTAGTTCTGGCGATGCTGTTGACAAAGCAGCATCAATGTTGCCACGCAAAACATTTTCAGGAACAGCCGCAGCAGCACCACCAGATTGCATTGCGCTTGGCTTGCCTGTCTTTTCAACACGCACCGTTGGCAATTCTGCTCGTAACTTTTCAAATCCAGCCTTTAACTGGGCAGGCGCTCCCATAGCTTGCTCAACAGCAGGACCAGCAACAGAAGCCAAACCAGCAGCTTCTGGCACACCAATAGGCGGTAATTTGCTTGCTTCAAAAGCACGTTGCAGATTTTGAACGTACTCTTGGCCTTGTGGTGTGCGTGGTTGATAAACCATTTGTCCCATCAAGTTTTTGGCTTGTTCTTCTGCCGCTTGAACGCCAGCTTGTGTGCCATAACCACCAGAACGCAAACCAGCCACAACACCAGTAGCAGCCGCCAAAGGAGCAGCAACAGCACCAGTTAAGGCTGTAAGTCCAGCCTCTCCCATGCCTTTTACTTGTTGGCGCATCTCAAACGCTTTTTTAATTGCGTCTGTGACCATGCCACCAGATTGTTGTTTTAATTGAGCAGGAGTTGCCGCAGGCGTGGTTTCCCACAAGTCAGCAATAGTCGCGCCTTGTGGCTGTGCCATTGGTTCATTGATCTCAATACCACCTTTGTAGGTACTGAATGACTTTTGTTTAGGGGCAATAACGTCAGAAGTGCCACCTTTAGGCTTTACTTCTGGTTCACCCCAAAGGTCAGCAACTGTTGCCATTATTGTGTCAATCCCATTTGTTTCAGCAGTTGAACACGGCGACCAAAATCAGCAATTTCAGCCTTGGACATTCTAGCTTTCATTCTAGCCACATCCTCTGGCGTTGCCTCTTGGAACAAGCGTGGGTCAGCCACTTGATTGAATACGTTGAGTTTTTCTTGATACTTGGCAGAATCTTGTGCAACAGGAGCAAGGAACTGAGCTTTTGCTTGGTTCATTTTTTCAATACCAATCATTTGGTTTGAAATTTCCTTAATTGCGCGTTCGTTCAACTTCTTGTTTGGATTAGCAATTTCAGCCAACGAACGGGCAGCGTCTGTGTTACCACCAGCCAAAGCCAGCAATGCAGAGTTCTTTGCCAATTCTTCAGTAGAAACTTTTTCGGCTTCATAAGCAGAAATGCCAACAGCGTTAAGAATACCAGCCGCCAATTCCTTGCGTGAGCCACCAGTGCCAGTAAACGCATCAGGAGCAAATTTCTTGATGTTTTGGAAAATTGCAATTCGTGGCTGTGCTTCAGTTGCGGCTTTTTGTGTTCTAGACCAATCTTCATTGGTCACATTAGTGGCAGCAGCGCCAGCAGGAGAAATACCAGTTGCCAACGCTGGAGCGCCAGTAGCTTGTGCGCCTGCTGGACCTTTGACATAAGGTGTGCCAGGTGGCAGACCTGTTCCATCGCCAGGCTGTGCAACCAATTGTTGTGTTGGTGGCAGTTGTGTTGTGTAAGCTGTGCCAGGTACAACCGAGCCAGCAGGCTGTGGCCCAAACTCACCAGTTTGAACTGTGTAACCACCAGCGCCTGTATTAACGCCAACACCACTTGCTGCAAGTGCAGATGTACGAGCGCCTTCATCCAAACCTTGAATGTGACGTTCTTTGTAATATTGACGCAAAGCCGCAGGATTGGTTGTTGCCAATTCAACATAAGGAGCAAGCAATTGGTCTGCTTGTTCTTGTGAAATGCCCAATGCTTTTGCGGTTGTCATGCCATTACGCTTAACAAGTTCAGCCAATTTTGCAGGGTCAACAGCACTTGGATTTTGCTCTGCGGCAATAACCAAAGGGTTGTTAATCATGGAAATTTGGCTGTCAGCAATGTGCTTAAAACGTTTCTGTTGCAGACTCATTGTGTCTGTTTCAGTTTTGAGCTTTGATTGTTTTGTTGCTTCTTGGGCTTGTTCAAGAGCCAAAGGGTTTACTTGTTCAGCTTGACGGAAAGCCTGTGCGTTACGCGCAATGCTCACCATGTCGCCAAGGCTCATGCCTTCTGCTGGTTTAATCCCTAATGCAACTGGTGTGAAATCAGCCATGATGTTTCCTTATGCCGCAGTAAATTCTGACATTTGAACAGGTGTGCCATATCCAGCTGGCGCAGCAGTAGGAGCAACTTGAGGCTTCAACATTTGAGACAACATATAGTTGTTGGCAGTATTTGTCAAAGCACCACCCCAAGCGTTTGCAGAACCAATTGTTCCAGCGGCTTGTGCTGTTCCAGCATTTGAAATTGCTTGTCCAATGTTTGCGCCAGCAGTTGTACTTGCTTGACCAGTCTGACCAAGAGATGTTTGACCCAAACCAGCAATTGATGCCAATGTGTTGTAAATGTTGCCACGTTGAGTTTGGTAACGATTAAACGCATTAGCATACTCTTGGCTAGCTTGACCTTGTGTGTAATCTTGCAGACCAGTTAACGCATTACCACTCAAAGCACCACCACCAAGGTTTGCTTGGCGCATTGCTTGTTCTTGACCCATTTTCAAACGGAAAGCGTAACCAGGGTCTATGCCTTCTTGAAAATCTTTAGCATCAAATTGATGCTGAAGATATGGCTTCATTGCAGCAATATCGCTCAAAGACGCATAACCAGCTTCACGATATGGAGCTTGTTGTTCGTTTTGAATATCGAACATCTGCTTTTGAACGTCAGCAGATTTTGTCGCCGCTTTTGCTTGGATATTAGCCGCATCTTTTGCAGCTTTAGAACCCATATACGCACTAGCAAGTTGCGACCCGCCAACGATTACTGCTGCTGTTACCCATGACATATTATTTACCCTCTAAGGCTTGAACCTTAAGTTTGTTGCTTGAATCAAACAATGCCAGCTCATCTGGCTCAATCAATTCTTTCTCAATCTTGTCAAGATTTATCTTGTTTGTTTTATGAAAAGTAATGCCAATTGCATCTGTAACAGCCAAAGTAACGCGCTTTGTGCCTGCTTTTGATGCCAATACATCACCCTCATTTAACGTAACCATTCCTTTTTCTGACCAAGCAATGATTTGACCCTTGGCGCACAAAAAGAAATGGTCTTTTTTGTGGACTTTGCCAACAATTAAAGTTCCTGCTGGCCTAATCAACTTTCGGCAATACATACCACCTGAAAAATAATGCTCAGTTTCCAATTCGGCCTGTGGCATCTTTATCATTTCATGCTGCAAACGCTCAATTTCCTCAAGCGTTGGCGTGTGGCTTTGAACTAATGCTGTCATGTCATTGATTGTAATAGGGAACTTTAAAAGGTTGCCCATTTACTGTGATGTTTATGAAGCCAACAGGGTTAGCAGGCAACGTTGGACCGCCTGATTGCGTACTAGCCGAATCAGACGATGAAAAGTTCAACAAGTTCAAAAAGAACTGCTGCCAAGCCCTTGTCGGTCTTTTTGTCGCTCCATCGAGAAACTCAGACTGAGGATAAGGGTTTACCTGTGATGAACTATAAAGACCGTTTGACATTAGTTTTCTGCTCCAGACATTTTCAGATTAGCCGAAACAATGACCATTTTCACAGGGTCAGTAACTGAAACCTCAAAAACCCTGTCACGGGCCATGCCCAAACGCCGCCAGATGGCACGATTCTTGTATTTGCCTTTTTGACCCACAGAAGTCCAATATTCTTTGGACCATGTAGAGCCACCATCATTTGACCAGCGCAACATTGCTTGTGGGTACGTTGTTGGCAACGATTCGTTCAACGAGCCAGTTGTTCCAATAATGTAGATGCCAAAAGGCAAAATTGTGTAGGTTTGATCTGGAGCAATCACCAAAGGGTCAGAAATGTTGATTCCGTAGCCAAAATTTGAAAGACCAGTTGTGCCAACACCAGGCTGGAACTGGATTTGCAGTTCTTCAAAATACTGGCGTTGAAAATCAGACACAAGGTGTGGCGCTCTGCGAACCCTGCGGATGTGCTGACCATCATCCGTGTAAACCTCGTTGTCAAGCTCGTAAATCTTGCCGTTTTCATAGTCTCCAACAAGAATCATGCCTTGGAACAACGCCGAACAGCTACCACGATGGCGCGTAAACTGGTTCTGATTGGTGTTGTAAAGCCATTTGTGCCACATTCCTGTTGCTATGTCATAAGCCCATGTCAATTCTATTGACGGGAAACTTACAACATAGATTTCATGGCCTTCAAGCTGGTAAGTCCAAGCATAAGCATCATCCACATATTCATTTGCCAATGTGTTCTCAACAGCGTGAGTTGAAATGCGAGTTGGCACATAACCATTCATTTGCATGATTTGCGCTTGACCACGGTTATTGCGTGAAACGTAAGCAAACGAGTTGCCCAATCGAGAAACCGAATCTTTTGCCGCAATGCCGTGTTGGGTAGATGTGCCAGGGATGCGCTGGAATGGGAATGGGAAAGCCCCCACATCTGTCCAAACTTCAGATGAAGTTTCACCCATTAGATAAACTTCACGATGGTCAACAATCAGAGCAACCAGATTGTCTGGCGCTCCATCTTTTGAACCAAAGCTCAGACCAGAACTGATTGGAGACAACACATTAGAAGACCCCCATTGTTGGGAATCTTTACGGCTGTAAACAAAGTAGTTGTCAATTATGTCAACTGTTGTGCCACCAACAAAAGGACCATCATTCGTTGGAATGATTGTGTAATCCAAAGCATAGATTGTTTCGCCTTCAGACGAATACATTTGCCGTGAGGCAATCGTTTGTGATTGGTCAACCGTGTAACTTGTGCCGCTAATTGCAGTAATGGTTACAGCAGTTGTGGTGCTGGTGTTCCATGTGCTACCGCTACCGCTACCGCTAATGTTTGATGTGATGCGAGTGCCAGGCGGCACGTTTGTGCCAGTAAGCACTTGACCCACAGAAATAGTGCCAGATGACAAAACGCCAATAGTCAAAATGCCTGTTGTGCCAGCAATGACAGAGCCAGTTGATGCAAATGTGTTTACAGCGGTAATCTTGGTTGATGCCAAAACATTTGCGCCGTACACATATTGATCAACCGCCAAAGAGCCAGAAATCACGTTCGTTGCGCTTAACACAGTGCCTGAAATTTGACCTGTGAAAGACGCATCGTATGCTGGAGTATTTTGGTCGTTGTTGACCGTATAGCTTCCAGTTCCACCAGTTCCAGAGCCAAATCCAGTAATGATGGTTGTGTTGGTCATGCCTGTGCCTTGGATTGTTTGCCCAAGGTAAAGCGTTCCGCTTGTTACAGAATTAACATAAAGGTCAGTTCCAACAACTTGACCATTGAAAATTGCACCAACACTTGAAGAAGTCAGGCTTCTGCTTGAAACAGTTGACGAACTGCTTAAAGTGTATGTGCCAAGGCCACCGCTACCAGTTCCAAAAGCAGTAATAACTGTTTCAGGGTTTACGCCCAAACCAACAACCGTTTGACCGACTGCAATAGTCCCAGAATCAACACGAGTCACGGTTAATGTTGTTGTGGAAATTGAGCCTTCAAACACAGCAACAGTTGGGTTTGAAATGCGCCATGTGTAACGGTAATTGCCATCCACAATATAGACGTTTATGCCGTTGTCAGTAATGCCAACACGACCAGTTGATGTGTTCAATGTGCCGACAAGAAGCGGCGACAAATTTGAGTTCAACACATAAACATAAGCGCCACAAACAACAACCATCTGTTGACCACCAGAGACGGTGCGCATACCACGCACTTCCTGCTGGTTTGGCAAGATTGACTTTGTAACAAGACCTGGCGTTGGGTAAAGAGCAACAACGCCCCTTTCGCCTGGCTGCTTTAATGGGTCAATCTCAGCATAGAAATTGATGCACTCTTGAGCATCTTGGTAGATGCTTGGAGCTTCATAACTTGGGCCAACAAAGCCAAAATCAGCCATATCAATCCCTTAGACAAAGCCACCAGTAAGAATCCAACCCGCATCTTTTGCGCGTGTGGTTAACAACGCATCAGGGAATTGAGAAACTTGCAATGGAGCCATATTTGTACGTTTCAGAGTGGCTTTTGCCTGTGCAGCAAATGCGTTAATCATCTGAATCTGGGTTGCAGACGCTTTGCCATACATAGGCATCAAACGCTCTGCTAAACACCAACGGAAAGCCATCATGTAGCCTTGTGGCATCACAATGCTTGAATACATTGAATCGTAACGACTAAACAATGTGTTCGCAAACATATGGACTTCGCCCTGTGAAGGGTTAGGCCACAAGAACAGATTTCCTGAATCTTCGCCAGGGTTGTAATACAACGCTTTAGGCCAAGGACCGTTTAACGTTTTCAAGCCAATCATTTCATATTGCTGGAGCGCCAACACAGAAATTGGGTAATCCAAACCGCCATTAACAACGGGTTGACCGTTGGATGTTGTATTGATACGCACAAAGGCCGAATCAATACTTAATGGCTTTTGGTAATACGCCGTGATGTTTGTTGAAGAAACGTTCTGAGAAATGTTCAGGAAATACGTTCCAACTTCGTTTACGTTGCCGCCTGCACCAGTGCCAAATTTCACAATCTTTGTGCCTGGCAAAATGCCCGTGCCACTCAATGTTTGACCCTGAGCCACAGCACCAGAGTTGATGCCAGTAACTGTAAGAATGTTTCCAGAGATAGACCCGACAAAAGACGCGCCAACAAAGTTTGGAGTGCTTGGGTCTGGACCAATGGTGTATTGCGTTTGACCGTTTACAACAGGGAAAATAATTTCAGTTACGTTGAACACCATGTAACTCTCGTTTGACCATTGGTCAATCAAGTCGTTAAACATATCAAACGCATCTTGGGCAGCGTCTGGTGTAGGTGTTTCGCCAGCTTCCAAAGCGCCAATGTCTTTTAAAGCTCTGCTAATAATGTCAATTGGCGTTGTCATACAGATTCCTTATTCTTGTTCAGGCTGTGGCTTGAGTTGTGGTTGTGCTTGTTGGTCAATCTTTTGAAGGATTGGAGCTGCAAATTTGTAAGGCATTTCGTGCAATGCCTGACTGATTATCTGCAATTCTTGCAACGTGAACTCAAGTTTTATCATAGCTCTGGCGTGAATGTTTGAGGCAACCAAGGAGCAGGAACAGGCTTTGCCTTAATGTTGTTCAATTGCTCTTTCAGCCTAGATTTTATGGTGCTTTCACCATCAAATGTCGATTCATTTTCAATCCACTGCGCAATCATTTCTTCTGTCACATCAGAAAATGGCACATTGGCTTTAGCGTCTTGGAAAGTCCAATAGCCTTCTGTCTCTACGCACTTGTTTTCTTCTTCTAACGAACAAAAGTAACGCGCAGATGTGATTGTTTCGCCATTAGCGAACACATCAAGGATTTTCCATGTATATGACATTTTTAGACCTTAAAGACCTAATGCTTGCTTGATTTCTTCGGCAGTAGTTGCAGAATCAACTTGAGATTGAATTGCCGCATACTTCTCACGGATTGCTTGACGAGCTTGTTCAGCTCCTTCAACTTGACCTGGGATTTGTTTGGCAATTGCATCATCAAAAGGTTTAAATTCTTCAGCACGCTTTTCACGGCGGATTGAATGACCAATTTCTTTTGCTTTGTTAATGTTTACGGTAATCATTCAGTCACCTCTGGAAAAGAGTTTGATTCAGCACCAACACCGTCAGTCAATGTGGCAGAGTCAATTTCCCAAGCCGCTCTAAATGTTCGGTCACTTGGTATATCTGCGGTAGCAACAATTTTGAATGGCTTTCCAGCAGGCACGTCTTTCAATGCAATAGATTCGATGCCGTACTGCTCAAGAGCTTCTGGCGAAGGAATAACGACAGCCACGCCGCCTTCGTCTGTTTGGTAGATGATTCGTTGTGTCATGGTTGTCCTTTAGCGGAAAACTGAAAGTTGAATGATTGATGTGTCTACTGTTGCGCGAGTACCGCCACCAGTAACGCGTGCCGTGATTACTGAAATTGCTGATGTCGATGAAACGCTAGTTGATGCCTCATTTATGTAACTACCAGATGCGTTTTGAGCAAATGATGCAACACAAGCAGCGTTTGTATCTGGTAATGCGGTTGTTAGATTAGCCGAATAGTCACCTGTACCATTATCCGTAATAGAACTGACATTACCACTTGCACGAATCGCCACAGTGCCAGTGCCGTTGAAGTTCACCCAAGCGCGGCAGTCGTAGGCCTTAGCAACTGAGCCAGCACCGTTGGTTGTCCACATCTGACCGCTGGAGTCGATACGGGCGCGTTCTGCATTTCCAGTCGTGAATTTCATCGGGCCATAAGACCCAGACCCATAAAATTCAGCTACAAGGTTCACGCCGTTAGCAGGTGTTGCGTCATTCAGAATTCGGAACGAAGTGCCGCTGGCGTTGTATGCATAATCAATTTGAGCATCGCCGCCGCTAACGTGCAGTTTTCGTACTGGCGAACTCGTACCAATACCTACGTTGCCGCTGGTGTCCTTATAAAACTGACCAGAGCCAATGTTCACAACAGATGTATCACCTGTAAAACCATTGATGGTTGGGTTGGTCAATGTCATGCCAGCAAATGTCGTTTTAGTTTCACCCAAAGACACAGCGGTTGAACCAAGCGTAAAACTTGAATTGACCAGCTTGGCGTTAGCAATTGAACCAGCCAACATTGTGTTTGTCACAGTACCTGTGTCGCCAGTTGTCACCATGTCACCAGACGTTGCAGGAACGTTGATGTTATAGGTTGATGCCGTGTTAGGTCCAACTAGGTTGACCTGACCGCCTAATGTGGCCTGAAATACAAGATTTCCCATATCTTTTCCTTATGGTGCAATTACAAGCTGATTGGCGGTTAACGCGCCTGTGCTTGGGTTGAATTTTAGCTTTGTTGATGACACTGTGATAGCCCTATTACCAGAAGAATTACTGACAAAAGTAGGATAAAACACAGAGTTTGTTGTTGTGTCGTCTGTAACAGCCACATTATTGGCATTTGTTGCCGTTGTTGCTGTCGTGGCAGAACCAGCAGAGCCATCAATGCTCACGCCTGTCAGAGATTGGCTGGCGCTTGAACGATTCAAAGCAATGGCTGTTGTGCCAATGTAGACAGTTGAATTGCCTAAAACACCGCTTGGAATCGTGCCAGACAGGTTTCCAGCAGTCAAACTGGTCAAAGATGCGCCAGAACCATTAAAAGCTGTTGCAGTCAATGTTCCCGTTGAAGGATTGAACTGGAATTTAGTGGAGCTGGTGTATTCCGTTGCAACCAAGCCTGTTGTCACATCAGCAAACAGCGGATAACGGGTTGCGTTGGTGGTTGTATCGTCTGCAATGTTTACGTTGGCGGCAGGGCTTGTCCATGTTGGAGCGCCAGTGCCGTTTGACGTTAAAACTTGCCCAGACGTGCCAGCAGAGCTGAAAGCGTAGGCTGTGCCAGTGCCATAAGCAATTGCTCCAGCCGTAGGCGTGGCAGTTCCATTAGTTCCACCGCTTGCAATTCCAACAGTTCCAATAATGTGCTGAGATTCAACAGATTTGGTCTGAATTGCCACCAATAATTTGCCATTTACGCCGTGGCTGTAAATTACCACACCAATTTGGATTGAGTAGTTTGGTGCAGTAGGCTCTGTTGCCGTATATGCGCCAGCCACAGATGCAGACAAATAAACAGCATCTCCATCTGCAAATGCAGACGTATCCAGCCCGTTTACCGTTCCATTGATGGTCACATAGCCAAAACCATTGTTTGCAATGTCTGTGGTCGTAACGCCAATCACATCAGCGGTTGTGTAAGAAGTGGCAATTGCCTTAGTCACCAATGGCGTTTGACCTGTTGCGCCGCTAATGTAGACAACCGTTCCGTCTGGAATAGTTGAGCCTGTCTGATTTCTTACACGAACAATCTGCTCTTGTCCGATATTGACGGACATTTGCGAACTGTCGTTGTAATAGTTCAGCGTGTGGGCAGCAGAATCATAGAAGACACGACCTTCAGCGTATGTTGGCGCTGTTGTAGGCGTGTAAGCTGTGTAGTCAGAAACTGTTGGGTTGTTCAACGTGGCAGCAGTAGCCAAAGCCACTACCGTTCCAGTTCCAGTTGTCGAATATGACGTTCCCCAAGCTGTACCAGTGGAATTGGCAATGCCAGCGCCAGGGTAAGTCATTGGTGCAGCGTTAGAAATCGTTACAGCCGTTCCACCGTTGTATGTGGATGATGTAGCTGTGATTCCTGTGCTAAATGTCAGATTAGCAAGGTTAGAACCAAGCGAAATGCCAGAAATGGTGCTATTTGCCAACTGAGCGTTGGAAATTGTGCCACTCAGGTCAGTTGTTGGAATGGTTGATGAAGCTGTCAGAGCAGACGTGCCAGAACCCTTGACATAGCCTGTCAAGGTAGTTGCGCCTGTTCCGCCATTAGCCACATCAATTGTTGTTGCGTTCCAAGTGCCTGCGGTCAATGTGCCAACGCCTGTGATTCCCGTGTAAGAACCAGACAATTGAGCCGAATCAAGCGTTCCTGACGTGATTTGAGTGGCAGCAATTGCAATGTCTTGGTCTGTCAGGCTGGTCAATTGACCTTGAGCATTTACAGTCGCCGTGACGGTTTTTGATGCAGAACCTTTGGTTGCCGCAGTTACGCCAGTGTTTGTAATGCTGAACGTATTAGCTGAAAGGGTAAGACCTGTGCCAGCGTAATAGGTTGATGCAGCCGAAAACTGAACCCAAGGCATTGCTGTAACGCCAATTGTTCCAGTATCTGCGGCAGTACAAACCCAACCAGTTTGACCCAAAGTGCCATTCAAAATGACCGTGTATGCGCCAGGCACTTCTGACCACACATCCATGTCAGATGAACGTGACCAAGCACCAGCACCAGCAATATAAATGCCGTTTTCAGCCGATGTGCTTTGATTCTTGACCAAAACCCTGTCACCAGCCAATGTGGTGTAAGTATCAATGGTCTGAAGCCCTGACAACGTAATGTTGGCAGTTGTGGCGCACTTGACCGCTTGTTTTGGGTTTAAGCCTTGAGCAATCGCATCCACATATTGTTTGTTGGCAATGTCTGTGTTTGCGCTTGGCGCTGTGGAAACTTGACCAGTTGTGGCACTTACGTTGGTGAACACGCCTGTTGATGGCGTAGTCGCACCAATAGTTGTGCTGTCAATCGTGCTGTCCGTAATGTGCAACCCTGACTGTTGTGGGTCAACGGTTGCATAAAACGGCTTGTTCTGACCGATAAAGGTCTGAAAGTTATCCTGCGCGTCAAAATATGCCTGAACAGGCAATAAGTTCTGTACTGAGGATTCTGCGGGGTCTGACATTCCTGCCCCCTTTTAAATTAAGCGCCGACAGGAGTGACGTACACGATTGATGGGCCAGCAGCCGAACCAATCATACGAACATATGTAGGAGTTGTTGGGACTGCGAAAATCAAAGGCACAGTCATGCCAGCAGGCAACACAAAGTCACCAGTGGTTGAGCCGCTAACAGGCAAGACAGGTGCAGAAACACCAGTTGGGCCAAACTTAACAGCCACTTGAGTTGCGCCAGTGTTGAGCAATGCCACGCAGTTGTTTTGGTCGTTACTTGCGTTGTTCACCAGAACTTGAGAAGTAGCGGATGCGCCGACAGACACAGCGGTTGTTACGCCGATTGGTCGGACAAAATTGGTTACGGTTGCCATAAAAATTCCTTTGCAAAGAATGGGCTAATTCTAACGATTTCTGAGCCAATCGCCAACGTGACCCTTAAAGATTTTAAGACCAGTGTGCCCCATGTGCATCTCTGGGTCTATCCAAACTTGACCACCAATTTTGCGCCAGCGAATACAGAAGCTGAAGTCCTCGCCATATTTGTAGCCATCCTCAAAGATGTGGTCAAACAATGGGTAAAACTGCTTGTCTCGTTCGGCTGTGTAGTAATGCTTTTCTGGATAGGCTTCAATCAGCTTGGCAATGCAATTACGGCTGATTTTCATAAACCCAGTTGGCACAGACTTAACTTCCAACAACCCAGTTTCAGGGTCAGCCCAAAGCTCTGGCTTGTCAAGGTAGTGGATTGGATAAATCACAGGGTCACGGCGGGTTGGGTAAATACCAGCCACCAAGTCAACAGGATGGTCAATTAGCTTTAACAAACCACCATCCTGCCAAGAAACGTCATTGTCAACAAACACTAGGCAATCACAGTCTGATTCCCAGAATTTAGTGGCAATTACGCCTCGGCTGTCAGCGATTAAGGCATTGCCAATATCGTCAACAAGAGTAAAAGTGTCGCCCCTTTTAACCAATTTGAGAATGTCGTTCATCAACGATCTCATGGTTGCGACATGGATTGTCCCCGTATAAGCGGGAATGGCAATCATAACGTGCATGGTGTCTCCAATGTAAAAAAAGCCATCCCCTTTCGAGAATGGCCTTTAAGCAACTGCTTAACGATTAGGCTGTGAGGCCAACGTCTTGCAACGCAGTGATGAGGTCGTTCACAGCGGTGACAATCTCAGCAGTGGTGGGAGTTGCTGGCAAAGCGGTGATAGCACCAGCTTGCACGACAGGAGTTGTACCGTAGAAGCCAACTTTGCCGCCAGAAGCGCCAACCAACGAACCGTCAGCTGCGCCACCGTTGAGCAAATAAATAGGGGTTTGGGTACTTGCTGGACCTGGATTAGACATTTTCAGTTTCCTTTAAAAAGAATTTTGAGAAGCGGGGGATTTCTCCCCCACCATTTCAATTAGCTGGCAACACGGCAAGCCAATTCAGGGTACAGAGGAGCCCAACCGTACAACACATCCAAACGAGTGGGGATGGAGTCGTTGTTGATGGTGTATTGACGCACCACACGGATCGACAAACCTGCGTCTTTGTCTGCTGCACGACCAGCAAAATGCACGCCTTCTGGCAATTCCAAATCGGCAGAAGCCAATGTGAAAGCGTTTTTGTGCATGATGATGTTCTGTGGAGACACAGCGCCAGCCTTGTTGTAGAAGTTCACAGCGGCTGAACCAGCAGATGGAACGCTCACGTTTTGGAACTGACCAGCAGTGATAACGGCGGGGCTAACAGTCACGTTGAATGTTGCGTTAGTGCCAGAAGCGGCAGACTTCACAACAAAGTTACGCAGCTTGTTAGAGCCGTAGGCTTGACGGTTTTGTGGGTTAACTGCGTAAACGCCATCAATAGTGATAACGTCACCAGCCAACAAGCTCACAGCGCCTGTCGAAGTGATGCTGATGGTAGAGCTAGAAGCCCAACCAGAGGTCAAGAAACCAGTAGCGGTTGAAGTGTTGCACACAGCAGTACCAGCAAAAGAGCCGAAAGTGTGTGCGGCAATGTTTTGGTCCATTTTCCAATCCATGCCACCAGTGTCACGACCCATCATGCCCTTTTTGTACTGGTTGCCGATAGTTTCGGAAGGCACAAACAGAGTTTTGAGGCTGTTCACAATGGTTGCAGAAGTGAATGGCTCGATCACGCAAGTGCGGCGACCATCGCGTGGTGCGCCTTCAGCATCCAGATAGGCTTGGGCGGTCAAATAAGTGCCCAAATCGCTAGAAGGAGTACCAGGAGTACCAACGATGTTAGCTGTGTTCAAAGCAGCCATTGTTGTACCGTCAAAGTCAATCTTGTTGGCGATTGCTGCGATGGCGGGCTTCAACACGCGGTCAGAGAACATATCCAACGACAAAGCCAAGTCCTGAGTGGTGAACTGGGTGTCAACGTGGAATTGGGTAGACAAAGTCACAGGCACTGAGGTTTCGTTGAAATCTTCAACGTTCAGGGCAGGACCAGTTGTACCGATGAAACGACCAGGCTTACGAACGTTCAAAGTGTTACCAATTTTCGCGCCAGCGACAGCGAATTGGTCATCATAAGAACGGTCAACGCCGCTAGAGAAAGTCAAACTGTTTTCCAAGACCATCAACGCTTCGTTGGTGATCTTGCTAATGGTTAGCAAATTGTTGCTCATGGTTTTACTCCAAGATATATGAACAAAAAAGGGTTCTTACCTGATCTTACCTTGCGATCGCATGGCTTTCCATTGAGCGTAACTGCCGTAAAACTTGCCATCGCTGTCAAGTGGTAGGTCAGCCACGCCTGATGTTGCCTTGAGAGGCTTGGCAGGAGCAGGCGCTTTACTGCGGTTCACGGGTTGTGCGTCTTCAGCCTTTTGTGATTTCTCAAATCGGGCCTCAAGTTTCCCAATCTCTCGCATAGCTGCACGTTCAGACATACCAGCGATCTTTTGTGCCATTTCCTCATTCTCGGCTAAGTGGTATAGGATTTTTGGACCCACATCACTCTCAAGAATTGCGTCACGGATGGCATCGCCAACCACAACGCTAGAACTAGCAACCATATCGTCAAAGTCAGGCAATTCTGCTTTGGCTTGCTCCACTCGTTGCGCCCAAGAATCAATGACCTTTTGGCGCTCTTGTGCAGCTTTTTCCGCAGCTTCTTGCTGTTTCATCGCCTCAATTCGCTTGTCAGCCGTGTACTCTGCGAGTGCTTTGGCATATTCAAACGCATCAGCGAACTGACTTGGCTGTGGTTCTTCATCAACTGTCGCCGCCTGTTTGGGCTGTGACTGTTGTTTCAGTTCCTCAATCTGTCGCTCTAGAGCTTCCCTTGCTTCACGTTCCCGTTGCGCTTCTTTACGCGCTTCTTCACGTTGCTTAGTAATCTCAGAAAATCTACGCTCAAGTTTAGGATTCTGCTTACGCTCATCCTGTGATTTGGCTTCCTCTTTCGCTTCTTCTGGTTCACTCCCGTCAGCTTCAACAACTTCTGGCTCTGCTGGAGTTTCCTCAACAACAGCCTCAGATGGTTGCTCTGCTTGGGCTAAACCCAGTTTTTGTGCATAGAACTCAGCCGCATTTTCGCTGGTCAAAATTTGACCCGCTTGTTTTTCAGACATTACGTTGTCACTCCGAATTTGCCCAGTTAACCTAACTGGTAAGGTTTGTAGTTAATCTACCACAAAATCATTGACCCATCAAGGGATTTTGGCCATCGTCAATATCTTGAGCCGCGATTTGTGCATAAGCCATCTGCTCTGCGTTGCGTTTCTCAATCTCTTGAACCAAACGGTTTGTGTCCATGTGATGCAACAGAAGCTGAACAATCGCATCAATCTCGGTCTTGTTCTGACTTGTGATTGCGCGGGTGTTCTGGTCATTAACCTTGACCTCTGCCATTGTTTCCGTGTTGTGGGCGCGTGAAGTCACATCCATCAGCTTGCGCTTTGTTTCGCCATCTTGCTTCATCGCTTCAACGTCTTGACGGCTCTTCAAGACCAATTGCATTTGTTGCATTTGCTGTTCAGCTTGCTTCAACTGTTCTTGGAGTTGCTTAATCGCCATTTGAGCTTGTGGTGGCACATCAGATTTCTCGTCAATCTGAGCCAATGGGTTAAGCGTAGCCAAGCGGTCTGCAATGATATCAGCGCCAGGGAAATCTTGATTTCTGAACCACAAGTCACCAATCTGAGCCATCAAGTTGGGGTCAGCCGCCAAGATTGGTGTCATAGCCTCAACTGCTGCCTCACGCTTGCTGTTGTAGCCTGGGCCTGTGTCCATCACCACGTCATATAAACCGACCATCAGGTTGTTGTTCACCACCTGATTAGCCGCATCACGCTCGTTAACTGTGACCAATTCAGGCTTACCGTCATCACCAATGATTCGCAGCACTCGTTGTGTGTCGTAAATCTTGGGGATAAGGTCAAGAATCAATCGAGCCACTTGGCATTGAGACTTTGTAAGGTTGTCGTAAAAGTCAAAGTTTGACAGGTCAACCTGTTGTTGCTGACCATTCAACGCCTTGCCAGAGATATTGCCTTGACCAGCTTGTGCGGGGTCAAAGATGCCCATCAGGGTCTTAATATCGTCATCAATTGAGGCAGTCGCAGCCAAAATGCCTGTGGGTGGTGGCTCTGGTTGCAAACGCTGTGGTGCTGGCGCAGGGCGACCTTCAATGTCGGTTTGCTTATAGCGCAGCAGTGGGAACGACTTAATGTTGGCTGTTGCCCATTCGTTTTCGTGTCCCTCGTCTTGGCCTTCTGCCATAACCCATTTAGCCTTTGGAGCCAATGCCACAGATTCTGTGGTGGATGTTTGCCAAAAGTTATACATACGCTGTGCGTCTTTGGCATAGCGAACCATGCCGAATTTCTTGCGCTTGTCACCAATAACCACATGGCGACCATAGACGGGAATGATTGGCAAATATTTACCAGCCCATTCGCCTTCTTCCAGCACTTCCGTAGCTGTCAGCTTGCACCATTTGATTGACTTGCGAACGCTTGGGCGCTCATCAATTGGGTACACGCCGCCTTGAATGAACATTTCCTGTTGTTTCTTAAAGTCATCTTCAAAGATAGATGAACCATCGCTCAACAAGATCAGTTTTGAGGCTTTACGGACTGTGTAGAAATACTCAGCAACGCGAATGTCCTCTTTGGTAATCCATTCGGATTGGCTGTCGCCTGTGCCGCGCTGTGTGAACGAATCCACATCTGCGCTTGGGTACATCTTTTTAAACGCCTTCTTGCTCATCATTGTGGTGATAAGGCAAGTCTCACCGTCTGAGCCATCAGGCAGAACAGAATTGGGGTCAAAGTAGACTGTGAAAGGGTTATCTACTGGGTCAATGTAGATTTCTTGCTCAAACGAATCGTCTGAAACGTAGTCGGTGCGAACACGGATAAAGCCCCAACCCATGCGAACAGAATAGTCTGCGGCTGTGTCGTAAGCGTTGTCAGCGTTTGAATTGGCTTCAATGTGACGGATGATGCCTTGAATTACTTGGGCAACTTTCGCGTCACTTTGGCTGTTCATGCCATGAACTTTGGGGCGTGGGCGCTGTTGACGGATTTGGTTAATCACTTGGCGGCAATAGCCATCAAGTTTGTTGATTGTCAAAACAGGGCGTGATTCCAGATTGCGTGAGTTCTGAAGCTCAATAGGCCATTGTTCGCCATTTACAAACTTCAAATCTTCCAACGCTTCTTGGCGGTTCATGGTATCGGCATCATTCGCCCATTCCAAGAACTTGATTGCTTCGCCAATGCGTGAATCAACGTCTGTTGTGTCTTCTTTGTGCGCCATTTATCAGCCCATCCATGAATTTGCACCAGCATAAATCTGCTGTTGTGGTTTTTGCCGTTGCCGACCTCTAGGTTCATTCACCATCAGACCAATGTAACGGAAAGCATCTGCGCCATGTGAATAATGGTCGTGCAAAGGATTTCTGCCAAATTGCCCTGTTTCAGCGTCTACCTCATATCGGTAATTTCTTAGGCATTGTAGCCCTTCGTGGCAGTTTTCTCTATCAAAATAACACGCTCTGAAGATTGTTCGGGCCGCATTGATTGAATCAGCCACAGGCACTCTCTCAAGGATTTTGGTTTTATATCCTGCGTTTCTAACGATTTCCTCAATGCTTCTTCCATTGCTTGCAAGCGTTTTGTGCTGCGCGTCATGCGGGAGCCAGAGTGTGTCATACAGATACCCAAATGTTTGCATCTTGCCCAAAATCTCGCTCATGGTTGTCTGATTGACTTCCCAATAACGGATTAAACGGGTTTCCATGCCAATGAACTGCACAAACCAAATGGCGGTCATGTCCGACCAGCCCAAGTCAAAAACCGCATGAACAGGCTTGATTGGGTCGTAAGGCACACGGGTAATGCGCCCATCCAGTTCAGCCATTTGCATTTCTTTGGCAAAGATAGCTCCATCAACGGTTTGGCGGCACATACCTTCCCAAACCACGTTATAGGCTTGAATATCTCTAGCTTTGAGCGCGTCTTTTTCTTCCCGCAGGGTATCAGGAAACCAAGGGTTATCAGACCAGTTGATCTTGACCACCACAGCGTTTTCAGGCTGGTGGACCACAAACCGTTGGTAAGTTTCGTCTGTCTCCAGCTCAGGGTTGAACGTAATCCAAATCTCTGAGCCTTCCTTACGGATGGTAGGAATTAGCACGTTCCAGCTAATTCGGCTGGTCGTTTGGGCTTCTTCCACCCAACAAATATCCACGCCTTCGTAAGACTTGACGTTGGCTACGTTGTTTTTTAAGCCAACAAAGCTGAACTCTGAGCCGTTTTTGCCACGGATGTTGGTTTGGGTAATTTCATAGAACCCCATCAAGCCCAAAGCCTCGATTTGGTCGCACAAGAGCTTATGGACTGAATCGCGAATTGAAGTCTGAAACTCACGGGCGCAAAGAATACGCAATGGCTCTTTGGCTGCTTTAATCAGCAACGCCCTTGCAACGCCCCATGACTTAGCGCCACCACGACCACCGTAAAGGACTTTGTAGCGTGACTTCTCAAACAAGCATTGGAGCTTGATTGGAAACTGTGCATTGGCAATTGCGCCTTGAATGTCACTCATTCTCTGGCTTGACGAAAGTTACGTTAATCCCTTGGAGCAATGGCGCACCATCAGCCCCCGTAATCTCAGTCTTTGTGCTTTCACGATACTTCTTTGGGAATCGTGCAGCCATTGAGCGTGACCACAATCCTGTGTTCAGCTTGGCGCTTTCCTTCTCCTCAACCATGTAGCACTGCCCTTGATCTTCCCACCAAGCCTGCTCTAAAACCTTTGCATCTTCCAAGGCGTGCATAAATTCTTCGTGCTTATCTCTCCACAGGAATAAGACCCGTAAGGAAACGTTAAGGATTGCCGAGATTTGCTCAATAGATTTACCTTTACCGCCAAGCTCAATTACTTGCTCACAATAAGCAGGGTCATAAAGTGATGGGCGACCTACTGGGCGCTTTTCTTGGGGTTCGGTTGTTTCTGTCATTTGATTGGTTGGTTGTTTCGTTCAAGAATGGTTAGATGGTTGGGGTCAAAAACAACAAAGTTTCTGGTTCCTTTTTGTTTGTCCCTGCTTAATTGGTCAAGATATTTAATTCCACGAATTCCAGCTTTTTCAAGCACTTGCTTGCCTTCTTCGCCTTTTCCAACTTTTTCCAATAAATCGCCACCAAGGTCATTCATGTCCATGCCCAAAGATTTCGCTAACTTACGCACATGAGCTGGTTGATTCTTTAATGGCTCATCCCAATCCAACATTCTTCTTATGTGAGTATCGGGTAAATCAACTTTATATAAATTTCCAATGTTTTTTTGATAAGAACCAGATTCAATTGATTGAATTGCTTTTTGAATTAAATCTCTTGATTCTCCGCTGAATGTCGTTTCACCAACTTCAGGCATTACATAATTCAAATGACTTAATGCTTTTTCTTTATTTCCCATCATAGAAACAAGATCGGCAGCGTAAGCATCGGGAGTAGAAGTGGGCTTTACTCCACCAGATGAAATGTAGGTTTTAGCAACTTCTGGATTTTGAGCCGTATATAGACCTTTTCCATATGCTTTGCTTCCTTCTCCAGTTCCTATTTTTGAAAGATCAAACTTTTCAAACAAATGAGGCGAACCATGCCAAACAGTCATCCCAACAGGGTTATAAGCCTCACTCATGGTTTGCATGAGCTGTTGACCAGCAGGACCAGTTAGCTTGCCTGTTTGCTCCAACTCAGCCAATGCTTGGTCGTTCAACTGGTTGAAGTCCCTTGCTCGGTCATTTGCATAGCCCAAAATTTGTTGGAGACTTGCGCCAGGGTTGCGGATAAAGTCACCGCCCTTGCGTTGGGCTGTGTTGATGGTGCTGTAAATGTCGGCTAGGGTAGGCATTAGAAATCCTCTGGTTGTTTACCAGATTTTATTTCCTTTTGGCTGTTTTTGCCGATTCTTTAAAGGCTTTGGCTGTTGGTGCGCCAGCTTCGCCAGGCTTACGCATACGCTCAACAGGCTTTCCTTCTGCCTTTTGGCGCTTAATGCGTTCTTGCTTGGCGTGGATGTTTGCGTATAAACCTTGTTTCATTAGCAATTCCAGTTTTTCAATGATGCCTTGGCTCGTTCTGCTGGACCTTTGGCGTTCTTTACTACGCCTTCCATCCTTGCACAGAAACTGGCTTTTCGGCCTTCATCCGCCTTGGTTTTTGGGTTTGGAGCAGGCGGCTTTAGATTTGCGTTGTTCTTTTTGTTGTACTCGGCACGACCTTTGGCGGTCATTCCTGCGCCTTTTTCCGTTGGGTTGTAGGTTTTATCTTTGCCAGTGGTCTTGTGAGGAATTGGCTTGTCGTGTTTTTTCATTTTTTAGCCTTTTTAGCAGCTTCACGCTTCTCAGCGTATGCGATTGCCACGGCTTGCTTGACAGGTTTACCCGCCTTCACTTCCGTTTTGATGTTTTCTTTAAACGCCTTCTGGCTGGTGGACTTCTTCAGCATTGGATTCCCCAAAAAATGACATTACATCAACGACTTCGTTCAATTCTCTAAAGCGTTGCTCAAAGGAATACACGATTCCGTGATACATCTTATAGAAATATTTGTTCCGTGTCTTGTAATACTCAAGCTGGCGTTTTGCCAAGCTGTAAGCCAATGCCAACGTGTAGACGTTTTCAATCTTCATAGTTCTTCCACAAAGCAAACATCCTGCCAGCTCATCTTTAGGTGGCGTTGACCGTCAATCTCAATCGGCTCCCATTTCAGGTATTCATCGGCAGCCGTTGCGCCAACAGTTCCAAAATGGATTTTGTCGCCAATTTTCAGCCCTTGAGCCAAAGATTCATCACTTGCGGCAACCACATAGCCAACCGTGTCAGCGCCTTGGACTTTACTTAGGTCCAATAGGTCTGACTTAAAACGTTGTTCGGGTTTGACAATAATCTTGTCATGCAGAGGCTTGAACATCGTTCTCCCCTTTCTTTGGGCGACCACGGCGCTTTACTGGCTCAACCGTTACGGTCAAAGATTCCTCACCAACTGTGAACTGTTGCTCTTTTGCAACATACTCACCGCACCATTGGTGTTCGGCTTTTCCAATCTGCTCTGGATAACGCAAGCAAACGCCTAGTGCGTTGCCTTGGAAAAACTTACAAGTCTTACAAAAATTAACCATGATTTGCAAACTCTCCATGATTTTTTGATCTGAATTCTTTTACAACTTTTTCAGCTTCTTGCAAGTCTGTAAACAATCCCAACCAATATGACTTTCCATTAACAGAACATCTAACAGAAAATTTTTGATATTGTTTGTTAAAATTTATGCCTTTTATGCCAGTTTTGTTTGATTTGTATATTTTTGTGTTATGAGAATTTTCAGAAAAAGTTGCTTTTCTTAAATTTTCAATTTTATTGTTTGATCTGTCACCATCAATGTGATCTAAGCATTTAGGCAAATTGCCATGAAACATGGCGTAGATCAAACGATGAACTTGGTATTGTTTACCAAAAATTTTTGTTGTTTTGTAACCGTCACCGTTTATACAACCAACTTCTTTGCCTATCAAGTCAGTTCGGTGTCTGGTTGTGTTTTTCCAAAATAGCTTTCCATCACGATAGTCAAACAGATCGTGTAGTAAGTCTTTTGTCAAGTTAAAATTATTATCAGCCATGCAAAGACCCTTTCTTTGTTTGGTTAGAAACCCATTGGCGTTGTCTCCCGCCTTTGGGTTTCGCCTTTTATAATCGGCACATCAATTATAGGAGCATTTTCCATGATGACCAATTACACCGTTACGCAAAAGAAAAACAAGCCAACTCCCACTGGCTACTACGAATCCAAAGCGGAACACAAAGAAGAAATGCGCCGCATTGCCAACGTGGAAAAAGAGCTGAAAAAGCATGAGGCAAAGCCCATGTCTAAGGCTCACAAGAAGGGTTAAGCTCTTTGGGCCACTTCCCGTTGGCCTTTAATTTAGCAACGGTCTTTTGATAGGCCATTTGCCACAACATACGGCGCTGTTCTTTATTGAGCCTAGCGCCTTGGTCTAGTTCCGTGTGGCATTTTTGACACAAAGCGGCTGTGAATTCGTCACTAGCCTTGATTCCTCTTGCCTTGCCCCCTAAGTCTGACCAGTTGCTATGTGCCGCCTGAGTTTGCCCTTCAATATAGCAATTTTGACAAGGCAATTCAGCAACATTCATCAGATGTTTTCGACTTCTAAAGTATTGTTGTTTTGGTCTTGCAATCATTTTGATACAGCCATTTCTTGTGACCATCCACGCTTTAGTCTTTGCTGAACTTTGTCTTGGTTCAATCCATTTGCTTCACAGTATTCTGACATTGTCATTGGTCTTTCGCCAACAGTAATGATTACATTATTGCTTCTGTTGTTTTGCTGTTCTTTTTGTGTTGCCCATCGACAATTTTCTTTGTAATAGCCTTTTGTCACATCAATCCTATCAATTGACATTCCTTTTGGACACTCGCCCATGTCTTCAAGAAACTTCTCAAATGAGCCAATCCATTCATCACAAACTGTGATTCCAATCGCTCCATATCTGTGATATTTCTTGTTGTTTGGGTTGTAGCATCTTTGTTTCATGCCGCCCCAACTCCTGTAAGTGTTTGTTTCTGTCATTCCATGTATGCGTTTAGCCCTTCCTTTTTCGGCTGAAACATCAAGAAATAAGCACCCGCAACTTTTTGTCTGTCCAGTTCTCAAACACGAACTAGAAACATCTTTTGTGTTTCCACATTCACAAAGGCATTTCCAGAATACAGCTCCACTTGAACCTCGTCTGTTTGTTTTTTCAACAACAGTTAAACGACCAAACTTTTCACCAAGCAAATTAACAAGCTGCCCCATATAAAACCTCTAAAGTCTTTAGATGTTTCTATTCTACATCATGCTGTCACAGGCTCAATTTTCCGCATTTTCCTTGCTTTGAACTCTTTTTCAATGTCTTGCAATGCCAGCTCCAAAGTTCTAACTGGGCATTGTTTTAACTGCTCATCGTGCAATAAAAGCACAGTTTCAACAGCCTGAAGCTCTAAGCCAGTAAAAACAAAGCTCTTTCCGCTAATCCCACGTTGAGCCATCGCAAAGATTGCGTCTTGAGCCTGTCCGATTTCCTCAAGCCAATCACGACCAAGCTGGCGTTTTGCCAAAGCCTCTGCACAATTGACCATCGTAATCAAGTTATCCACATGATGCGTGTCGCCTCTGCCTTCACGGATTTCGTCAAAAGAAACGTGGTTTTTAATCATTAGCTTTGTTCCTGCGTCTGGAACGTCTGCGACTTTTTTGAATCCTGAGATAACCCAAGTCAAAGTGTCCATGCGAACGCCTTTTGGCTTGTATTTGCTTTTTTTACGCATTTTGAAAAATTCCATGTGTTTGATAAATTTTTGATGCTTTTATGTAAGCTTTTCCAGCATCTTCTGCATTTTTATGAGCGCCAAGATTTATTCTTTTTCCTTTTACAAATATTTGCGCTCTCCATGCTTTGTCTTTTTTATTCCACCAAACGCCTTTATATCCAGATTTGTTATCTCTATGAATCTTTTGGTTTTGTAGATTTTCAAATGCACAAACATCTCTTAAGTTTTCAATTCTGTTATCAGTTCTTATGCCATTTATGTGGTCAATCATTCCTTCTGGAAATTTTTTATATACATAAAACCATGCTAATCTATGAGCATAGTAAAGCTTACTATCAAAAGATAACGTCAAATATCCATTCTTTGTTTTTGAGCCTAAAACTTTTCCAGATTTAGAGCCTCTACAAGCTTTTGCTCTTGTGAAAACACCAGTTTCTTTGTTGTAAGAGATTTTTTCTGTAAGTTGTAGATAGTCAATCATGTCGCACCTCGTTATTGGTGGAAGCGTTACTAAGAGAATGTGGCAGGGCGGTAACGAATCGCCTTTTCCCCCGCTAAAGGTAGCCACGCCCATATTTTACTCAAAAGTGATGCCGTTTGTAGCGCCCCAAGCATAAAGCCATTCAATAAACTGGCTTCCTTGTTCTTGCGTAAAGTTTCTTGTTTGAAATCCAAGTTGAACGATGCCTGTATTGTCCAAGTTAGGAACAACTTTCCCACTACTTTGCCCAATCTCACGCATAAACTGATCTACTAAAAGGCGCTTAAAGTCTTCTGCTGACCATTTAGCACCCATGTGCTGCGCCTGTTTAGCAATCTGTCCAATCAATTCGTGATACAGCTTCTCGGTGTCACGGCTTTTGCTCTGCGCCTTAATCTCAAGGGTAAGTTTCTTGCCAGACTTCAACGATTCTTTGACTTTAGGCCAAAGACCGTTCATCAATGCTTGCGCTTGTTCGTAGCTGTCAAGGTCGTACTTCATTTGAGCCTATCAGCCACCAAAGTGCTATATCCCGCAACGTCATGCCAACTGTCAAAGTAATCAGGGTCGCCATTAAGAATTCGCGCAATCTTATGACAAATCATCTCCAGAGCCTCGCACTGGTCAGGCGCTAAGTTTTGATAGTCGTATTTCCAAAGGACTGCTTTTAGTTCTTGGCTAATTTTTGCGTGTTCTGCAAATTCACCATAAGTCTTTTGACGTTGTTTCAAAGTTTTTTCAATGTTCATATCACTCCAATCATTCTCAAAGCCTGTTCAGGGCCTTCAATTCGCTCTAACCTACCACCAACCCACTTTGCAAAAAAGTCTTGTTGTAGCTTCGTTAAAGCCTTTTTAGGCCCACTCTTTACTTCAACCAAGTAAGTTACTCCACCATAGCCAACCAGTAAGTCCACTGGTAAACCAATAATCCAGACGTAAGCACCAGCAGCGCGTAAAGCACTAACGATTTGCTCTTGTGTAGCATCAACACGGGCTGCGTATCTCACTTAGTCTCCAAAGGTAATTCAACAACAGGCAAAGCCAACATATTCTCTTTAGCATACTCAAACCCAAGGTCGTATGCGTTTGACATTGCTGTGATTGTGTTTTCATCGCATCCAACGCCTCTCAGCATTGCAATCATGTCATCTTTGCTCATGTGTTTTTTCCCTTAAGTTTGGCTTCTGTTCTTTCAACAAGACCACGATAGTCTTCGTACTCTGTGTTTTCCACAAGGTCGTTAATCTCAAACACGCTCAATCCTTCCCATGTGCGCTGTGGTGGAGCATCCCAAGCGCCACAAACGCACTCAGCCGCACTATGCGCTGCACATTCACATTCTTTTGTCATGTCTTACTCCTTAATGCCGTGGGCGGCTTGGATGGCTCGGAAAGCAGCATCTGCTAGTTCTGTTTCGCTATAAGCGCCAAGCACACATTCTTTTGCGAACACCAATAAAGGGTTCTGATTGTTCAGCGGCTTGCGCTGTGGTGTGGTGATGTAGAGAGGAATGGTATGTTCGTCAGTACGTTCCCACACAAAACAATCTGTGCAAGTCTCGTCTTTGCGCATCCACGCCACAGGCTCCTGCTCTGGCTGTGCCACTCCTGTTTTGCACTCAGTCTCAACAGCGCACCATTGACACTTGCGCTCATGCTCATGGTTTGGCTGAAAGTCAGCAAAACACTTTGGCTTTAAGTCGCGCTTTGGCTGTGCCAAGGCTTCAATTAGCGCCGCGCACACGATGTATTCAGGCGAGTTGGGTGAGTGGATTTCTACGCCTTCACGCGCCAGCTTCAATGCTTCTTTGTGTGTTGTCATTTTGTTTCCTTCAACTCAACTTTGCCGACCATGTATTCAAACTTGTGGCTTTTTGGGTTTTTCTTTTTTACTTCTGCTGCGGCTTCTTTTCGTGTTGCATAAGTTCCATGAATCTCAAAAGCCTTCATGGTTGCAGTGCCACGGCATCCGTAACTGATTCGTGGATGCTTGCGAACAATCCAAATAACAGTAGGCTTTTCTGCCATTGCTCGTAAATAATCTTCTTGGCTCAGATAGATATTCATCACATAGGGCTTTCTGGCAGTTGTGCGCGTTGTTGTTGCGCGTATTCTTTGATTTGCTTGGCAGTCCAAGGTACTGCGCCTGTTGATGGTGGAAAGGGCCAGTTCATAGCTTTTCCAATGCAAAGTCAATGGCGACCAATGCTTTTTCTTCAAGATCAAACTGGTCGCTCATAAAGTTGGTTTCTGTACTTTCTAAGGCTTTACGAGCCAACTGCAAGGCTTCTTTAAGCTGTTCAATCAAGGCTTGTTCACTCATTTGGTCACCTCTGCGTCAACAATACGAATCAAAGCGGCAATCATGTCTTTGGCTTGCTCTTTAGTCAGACTAACGTGGCATCGAGCTGCTTCAGTCACCAAGCCAATCCAAACGTCACCATCGTACAAATCCACGTTAATGTGTCGGCGCTTGTGTATCGTTTCAATCTTTGTGTCGAGTTCCATACCTATCCTTTCATTTACGTTCGTTAACTCGTTCTCTTACAGCTTCAACCAACCCCTTAAACAGTCCAGATTGATCGTCTTCAAGTTCTTGCGCCCTTTGCTTGGCGTAAGGTATCCAGCCCTTCTGTAAAGCCATCTTCGTCAGATGCTCCACTTGTTGCTCGAATACTTGGTTGAAATCCATCTAAGTCGCCTGTCAGTTCAAGTGCTTTGTTGATTGTGTCTAGATTATAAGACAGATTATCCTTAACCTGGTCAAGAATTTGATGTGCCTGTATGTAATTCACAACGCTTCCTGTGCAAATTTCAACGCAACCTGGTTTACATAAATTCCAGCTTGATGCTTATCAATGATGCGTTTTGCCCATGCTCTTGGGTCGCCACGATACTTGTCAAGCTCTGGCATATAGGCTGGCGCTTGTCTGCAATAAGAATGAAAACACGGTCCGCACATTGAGCCATATTTAATCAATGTGTCTTGTTGCGTCATGTTTGTGCATTGAGAACAAGGCTTCAAAGGGCTTGAAACGCTGTTGGCTACGTCTTTAGGTTTTGCGAAAGTCATTTTGTATATTTCCCATCAATGATTTTTTGAAAGTTTGTTGCGTTGACTACCCATTCAAGATCAGGTCGCCACGTTCGACCATTACTTTCAAATCCGTTAGCCAAAGTTGTGTCGTTAGCTATGTAGCCAAAAAATGAATCCCACCACCTTATACCGTCTTCTGTGGTCTTGTAGCCATCAGGAGAATAGGCCGATGGTTTGCCAGCTTGAATCCAACGCTGCTTCATGTTGGTTTGGCGCGAACCTTCCCATGACCTCGGCTGCGTCAGGTGTGGGAGATGCTTTCCCCAAAGCAACAAAAGCTCTTTATGTGGACAGGGCGGGAAGGCACTTCCCGACAAAGAAGGTTTACCTTCTTTAATAATTGGTTCTTGGTTAGTGGTTAGTGGTTTATGGTTAGGTGGCGCTTCGTCTACGACCTGTTCACGGTTCGTGCGTTTTTCTTTACGCTTCGCTTCTCTTTCAGTAGCGATTCGTTTGTTTGTGTCTGCGTTCTTGTGATAGTGCAGCAGTTCCTCAAGAATCCTGTCTTGCACATAACACCCATCTTTATCAAGCACAAAAAACCTGCTTAAAACAAACTTAACAGCTTCAACCTCTGCCTCGGTCGATGCCCAAGTCCATTCCAATGCTTGTTCTAAAGTTGGGAAAACTTCACGGTCGTAACACGAATCAATAAGAAGCGTGTACGCTCCGTGTTGAAGCATGGTCAGCCGACCAGCTTTTTTGGCGTAATCGCCAAGATTGCGTTTGTAGTAGTGCATAAAGCCCGCTTTTTAACAGCCCCTTTGATGAAGAAACGGCGGCAGGAGAAGGGGTAACTCTTTTCGGTCTGCTCATGACTTCAGACCTAGCCGTGTTTCAAAACATTATATCAGTTGAACCACAAGTAAAACCCGTGAAGGATGCCGATTGGAAAAAAGATAGCGCCAGCCACCAAGAAACCCCAAAACCCTTGTGCAAAACAAGTGAAGATGTGAGTTAGCCAAGCAGCTAGCACAGAAAAGCCAATGATGTAGCCCATCAGGATTCCTTTATAAACAAACCTTCAGCGTTCATGTAGCCTCGGCGGTCTTTGATTTGTTCGTAGGCAGCCTCAAGGCAGTCTGTCAGATTCACATCCAGCAAAGCACAGACGTTAATCAGGCAAACCACCGTGTCGCCAATGGCATCAATCGCATCGACTTTGTTGTTATCACGCAACGCATCAACCAGCTCGTTGATTTCCTCAACGGCTTTGATTGACTGAGCAAACGGAGTGCTGTTCGGAATGATCTTTCGAGCTTCTGACCAGCGAATGACTTTGAGTTCTGTTTCAGCGTAGCTCATCAGAAACAGCTCGTTGTGCAGGATTGACCGTTACCGATGCAAGTTGTTGTGCAAGTCACAGTCTTGCCGTTCATCATGTAGGTGTTGGTATACATCTGTGCATTGGCGCTAATTGCCAGCGTAGCCAAGATGATTGCTAGTGCTTTTTTCATTTTTTGCCTTTCAGTAGTTCAGGGAAAAGAAGTTTGATTTGCCAGATGCGTGATTGTGGAATTTTGTTGTTCTCCTTCCACAGCCACACAGTGCCTCGTTTAACTCCAAGAATACGCGCAAGCTCACTCTGTGAGCCAGCACGATTGATAAGATTATTGATGTCCATTTCGTTAGTGTATAGAAAAATTGACATAAATACAACACATCTAAAAATATTTTTGCTTTGTTGGATTTTGTCTAGAAAACTTGATATAGTTCAGTCATCCCGTAGCGCAACGCAAGCGGTAACTTAGGAAATCAAATGAAACTCAACGACACAACCCGCACATTCCCACGCACTCTGGCTGAGGCGTTTCCTGACAATGTTGAAGACCAGCAACGTCTGCAACAAGGCGAATGGATGGAACAACACCAGCCAGACCATGAAAAGTATCTCAACATCGTTTATTCCTTTGCTGCTGGCTTTGTCGTGGCAATGATTGTTTTCGGGGGTTAATATGAAAAACATCGCATCTGCTTTGGTCAAAGCACAAAAAGCCTTTGGCCCTGCTTTAAAGACCTCTACAAACCCTCATTTTCGTTGTAAGTATGCAGACCTCTCCGCTTGCGTTGAGGCTGTCATTGACGCTTTAAACAACAATGGCATCTTCTTGCTGCAAAAGAACTACGACTGCGCTGACGGCATCATGTGCGAGACAGTTTTTGTCCATGAGTCAGGCGAAATGTTGGAGTGTGGAATTGTTCACTTTCCAGCCGTAAAAAAAGACCCTCAAGGCTATGCTTCCGCATTGACCTATGCTCGGCGCTATTCATTGATGGCTGCTTGCGGTATCGCTCCAGAAGATGACGATGGCAACAAAGCCTCACGCCCTGCGCCTGTTGATTCAAACTTGATGGCTGACCACATCACAGCAATTCAAGACGCTACCGATGAGGCAACGCTTAAAGCAGCCTACCAAGCCGCTTACAAAGCCTGTGGCACAGATGCAAACTGGCAAAAGAA